TATACTGTTCGAGAGCCACGCGCCGTAGTTCAGGAAACTCAAATCGATCTTTGACGACATCTAACAGAATGAGATTCGGTCCGCTGTCCTCGGTCGGATAGAACACGCCCCACGTTGTGATCGCCGAATAATCTGCGGTTTCTTTTTTCAAAAAAGCAGTATCATAGGATTGGATCACGTGATACAGCGGGGGGAGGTCTTTGTCCCATAGGTTCCACCATTCTCGTTTAATGATACTTCCTTCTTCCGCCGTCGGATTCTGTTGATACTGTGCATTCCATTTACCGATTGCTAGGGAAGCTTTGACCGATTCTAATTCTTCTAACTTCCAATATTCGGGCCATACCGGTTTGTTATTCGGCAGGATCGCCGGAAACTCAATCACCTCCCACTGATCGGCTTTCGCTTCTTTTTGAGCGTTGATTAATCTTCCTGTTAAATCTTTCATATTCCAACGTGTCATGACCACGACAATAATACCGCCTGGCTGTAAACGCTGACGAGGACCCGAGGTGTACCATTCCCAAGTCCTGTCTAACGCATTCACGTTCAGCGCATCTTGTTCCGAGTGAGGATCATCAATAATTAATAAATCCGCACCGCGGCCCGTGATGCTTCCGCCGACACCAGCTGCAAAGTATTCACCGC